AATGCCGTAGTAAAAAAGGGTAAAATACAAAACCCATCTTGGCTGAAAACAGACAAGTTTAAAGTTGACAGAGGTTGTTACAAATTACCTCTTAACAATGCTGAAGATAATAATAAAGTTGATGAGAAGGTATTAGATGACGCTCCTAATAAACAAGAAGCGGCATATATTGTTTCATCTCTTACAGGTGACATAGTTCCTAAAAAAGATAAGGTGTTTGTACCTTTTGGTAACTATTCAGATGTTAAGAATATTATCAAGTCAGGTCAATTCTATCCTTGTTTCATAACAGGTTTATCTGGTAACGGTAAGACTATGGCTGTTACTCAAGCTTGTGCTGAGATGAAAAAAGAATTGATAAGAGTTAATATCACAATTGAAACAGATGAGGATGATCTATTAGGTGGTTATAGACTTAAAGATGGTCAAACTGTTTGGCAGAATGGTCCAGTAATTGAGGCTATGGAAAGAGGTGCATTACTTTTACTTGATGAGATAGATTTGGCAAGTAATAAGATTATGTGTTTACAACCTATCCTTGAGGGTTCTGGTGTCTTTGTTAAGAAGATTAACAAATTCGTAAAACCAAAAGCTGGGTTCAATGTGATTGCAACTGCTAACACTAAAGGTCAAGGTTCCGAAGACGGTAAGTTTATCGGTACTAATATCTTAAACGAAGCATTTTTGGAAAGATTTCCTGTGACGTTTGAACAGAAATATCCTACTTCAAAAATTGAAAAAAAGATATTGACTAATACATTAAAGGCCGCTGGTAAGTCAGACGTTAAGTTTGTTGAAAAACTTGTCACTTGGGCTGATGTCATTAGAAGAACCTTTTTTGACGGTGGTGTAGATGAGATTATCTCTACTAGAAGATTGGTACACATAACACAAGCTTATGCAATCTTCGGTGATAAAATCAAAGCTATTCAGTTATGTACTAATAGATTTGATGATGATACAAAGAATTCCTTTGTTGAATTATATACAAAGGTAGACTCTGGTTCTAGTTTAGAGGATATTCTAAAAGAACAGAATGAGGCTGACCTTTCTCAACAATTGGAATCAGAGGATGATAGTGACTCTGATGACACGGATGCAGATCAATCTGCAAGTGTGTATAACTAACCTATTAGTTTAGTCCTCAGTGGGTGGTGTAAAAGCCACCCACGTTTTTGGACAGAAAGGAGACCATTTGACTGGTATAAAAATAGAAGTAAGAAATAACAATGTTGAAAAAGCAATACGAGTTTTAAAGAAAAAACTTATGAAAGATGGTGTTATGAAAGAGTTAAAAATGAGACAGTATTATGAAAAACCATCTGACCGTAGAGTCCGTAAGAAAAAAGAGATGATTGCTAACTACAAAAAGAAGCAAAGACTATTAGAGAAATTTAAAGATTAAAGAATTTACGCCCTTTGATCCCTTATATATATTGTAGTCAAGGCAGTTCATAAGTCCTTGATGGCGTAAATAAGCCGACTTCGTTCGGCGTTGCTAAGGTGAGGTTTGGCAGTTTCACTCCTTGATAAAAGAAACTGCCCTTGTATTTTTATAATTGATGATTATATAAATACTAATACAACGCCTTATAGGGTTGTATATTAGAAATCTTGCTTAACAAAGGAGGTTATAATGACTAATAAAGCACTTTCTATTTTTAATCAATTAAGACCACTATCCGTAGGATTTGATGACGTATTTGACCATTTTGAGTCAATGTTTGATGGTCCAACTTTAGTTGGTACTAATTACCCACCATACAATATCGTTAAGACTGGTGATAATAAATTTGATATTGAGGTCGCACTTGCTGGTTTCAATAAAAAAGATATTAATGTTACAAGTGAAAACGGTATGTTGACTATCGAATCAAAAGAGGATGAAAAGTCAAAAGATAAAGACGGTGAGGTATTGCATAAAGGTATATCTAAAAGATACTTTAAGAAATCTTTTACAATCGCTGATGATGTTGAAATCAAAGGCGCTGAATTAAAAGATGGTATGTTAAGAGTATCAATGGAAAAGATAGTACCAGAAGCTAAAAAACTAAAGACTATTGAAATCAAATAGTTAAAAATAGAGAGGCCGAGAACGCATTGACATTTTCGGCCTCTTATTATATAATGGAGTTATATTATGAAATACGGTGAAGACAGAATATTGAAAGAAATCGGTGACTATATCGAATCAACTTATAGTCAACACTATTCTACAACAGAAGATGGTTTCCAAGTTATGGATATGATAAAACAACTTGGTATTGATAAAGATTTTTGTCAAGCAAACGCTATCAAGTATCTTTGTAGGTATGGTAAAAAAGCTGGTTATAATCGTAAAGACTTATTAAAAGCAATTCATTATATAGTTTTATTAATGTCATCAATTGACCAAGACTATATAGATGATATGACTAAAGGTAAACCTGTAGAAGTTTCAAAAAAAGTTTATGCTGGAAACTTTGATTATTCAGGTGTTGACCATAATGAGTCATAATATATTATTTTAAATTATGAAGGAGATGAAATGAACATTACGAGTGATACACTTTCGGTTTTAAAAAATTTTTCTGAAATCAATCAGAACATTTTATTTAAACCTGGAAATAAAATAAGTACAATATCTGCTATGAAAAATATATTAGCAGAGGCAGAAGTTACAGAGAACTTTGAATCAGAATTTGGAATTTATGATTTACCAGAGTTTTTGAGAGCAGTAGAATTATTTGAAAAACCTGCATTTAAATTAAACGGTGGCGAGTATGTAACAATCGCTGACGACAAAACAAAACAATCAATCAAATACTTTTTTGCTGATAAATCAGTTATCGTTGCGCCATCTAAAGGTATTAATATGCCAGATAAGACAGTGGCGTTTACTCTTAAAAAAGATGACTTTGGTAAACTACAAAAAGCTGTAAACACTTTAAATTTACCTGATGTTGCTGTTAAGGGTGATGGTAAAACAATTTCTTTAGTTGCACTTGATAAAAAGAATAAATCGTCAAATGATTATTCAATCAATATCGGTGAAACAGATAAGAAGTTTACTGCATATTTTAAAGCAGAAAACTTTAAAATCATATCAGATGATTATGATGTTGCTATTTCAAAAGCTAAAATTAGTAACTTCATTAACAGAAACAAACCTATAAAATACTGGATTGCATTAGAACCTGACTCGGAGTTTTAATGAGTGATAGAGAAGTAGTCCCTATGACACCAGAAGAAGAAGATCAAACTGCTGGTGTACAAAGAGATGAAAATGGTAATGTGATTTCAGAACAAACTGAAAATAATGATAATGAATAACTTGAGGTTTATATTATGTCAGACTTTTTATGGGTTGAAAAATACCGTCCTAAAAAAATTAGTGAGTGTATTCTTACAGAAGATTTAAAACATACATTTACTGAATTTCTAAAACAAAAAGAGATACCTAATCTGTTGTTATCAGGTAGTGCTGGTACAGGTAAGACTACTGTTGCCAGAGCATTATGTGAAGAACTAGGTGCAGATTATATTATAATAAATGGTTCAGATGAAGGCCGTCAGATTGATACGTTAAGACACAAAATCAAAAACTTCGCTGCAACTGTATCTCTTACAAAAGAATCTAATCACAAAGTTGTTATTGTAGATGAGGCAGATTATATGAATGCTGATAGTGTTCAACCTGCTTTAAGAAATTTCATTGAAACATTTTACAATAATTGTAGATTCATCTTTACTTGTAATTATAAGAACAAAATCATACCAGCGTTACATAGTCGTTGTACGGTGATTGATTTTCGTATTACTAATGGTCAACGAGTAAAGACTGCTACTGCCCTCTTAAATCGCCTAGAAACTGTCTTAAAAGGCGAGAATATAGGGTTTGAGAAGAAGGTACTAGCAGAACTAATACAAAAATACTATCCTGATTTTAGAAGAACAATAAACGAATTACAGAGATATTCTGTAAGGGGTAAGATAGATAGTGGTATTTTGTTTAGTTTATCAGAGGCGAATACTAAAACTCTCATTGTAAAACTTAAAGAAAAAGACTTTAATGGAATGAGAAAATGGGTGATTCAAAATTTAGATAAAGAACCATCATCTCTTTTTAGTAGTGTCTATGATGTATTGTATAATCATTTAGAACCTAAATCTGTTCCACAAGCAGTATTAATTATTGCTGGATACCAATATAAATCAGCGTTTGTAGCTGACCAAGAGATAAATATGGTTGCGTGTTTAACCGAAATAATGGCAGGATGTAAGTTTAAATGAGTTTATATTTAAGAAAACTAATCGTTAAATTAAGAATGTTTTACTGTGACCTACGAGGACACCACGGCAAGAGATGGAACTACGAGCCAGGTGACCACTATATGGGCAGAGGAATTGATAGAAGACGAAGAAATGGAAAAAGTTAGTTACTTTAGTTTGTTTCCCAAACTAGTGTATTCATCTTTTTTAGGTAGAGATTTTACTGGAACTGAAAAAGAATACACAGAGATTTTAAGTAGGAATACTAATAGAAATAGTAGTAATTCCATATCACAAAATATCAATGTGTTGGAACACCCTGCGTATGCCGATATTAAAAATTGGATAATAAAAAATTTAAATAATTATAGAGATAACATATTAAATCCAAAATTTGATATGGAAATTTACTTAACAGAGTCTTGGGTAAACTATACTAATCAATACGAACAACATCATCCCCATAAACACTCAAATAGCTATTTGAGTGGTGTGTTTTATTTGAATGCAATTGATAACGACACCATACAATTTTTTCAGGATGAGAATTTATTTGATATTGAAACTAATAAGTATAATATATACAATTGTCCAACTTGGAACTATCCAGTAAGTACAGGTCAATTAATTTTATTTCCATCTGGTGTTAGACACGGAGTTGCTATGAATCCACAAAATAAAACTAGAATCAGTTTGGCGTTTAATACTTTTTTAAAAGGTAAAATATCAGATACAAGAACAATAGGATTAAAAATATAATGTATGAATTGAAAGATTATTTAAAGGCAATAAATGAAACAAAAAAGCCTTTGTTAGATTCGGACGATATTACTTGGGAAAAGAAATATCCACCATATGTAATTAATCGTTGTTTATCAATGTTCTATGACACATTAATGGCAGCAAATGAGATCAATGGTTTTCACTTTTTACCAAAGAAACTACAATTTCATTTTTTACTAAATAGTGTTAGGAAGAAAAAAAGATTTGGAGGCAAGTGGCTTTCTAAATCTAAAATTAACGAATTAGAATTTGTTAAAAATTATTATGGATATAGTAACGAGAAAGCGAGAGAGGCTCTAACAATACTATCCAAAAAACAAATTGAATGTATTAAACAAAAGTTGAATACAGGTGGGAGAAAAAGATGAGTGATGAGATTAAGTGGTCTCCAGAGGATATGTTAGAGGTCACTATAAACAAACCTGATGACTTTCTAAAAGTCAGAGAAACCTTAACACGAATAGGTGTAGCAAGTAGAAAAGATAAAACATTATTTCAATCTTGTCATATACTACATAAACAAGGAAAATATTTTATAGTACACTTTAAAGAATTATTTGCTTTAGATGGTAAAACATCTACACTATCAGAAAACGATATACAAAGAAGAAATACAATAGCAGTCTTATTACAAGATTGGAATTTAATTGATGTTGTTAAAAAAGAAGCTACAGAAAATAAAGCTCCATTAAGTCAAATAAAAGTATTACCTTTTAAAGAAAAGAAAGAATGGAACTTGTCAGCAAAATATAACATTGGTAAAAAAGTTGAAAAGACTGAAGATGAGAAGTAAATGCAAGTACCAAAGTTTAGAGAATTTATCACAGAAACAGATGTAGGTCGTAGAGATAAACCTATGACTGTTGCTATTGTAACGATAGCAGATTCAAAAGACCCTAAAGAAAACACAACTGCTGATCTTATACAGAAAGCGTGTAAGAAAAAAGATATTAAATGTGTTATAGTAAATACTAAATCAACAATCATCACACAAAAAGACGAAGACAAAAATACTTTAACCGTATATAATTATGACGGTAAGAATGGTGAACATACATTTACTGGTAGAGATACTGTTTGTATAGTTAGAGGTGGCGCACTTGAAGACGAAGCTGGTTTATCTATCATCTCTGCTTTTCAAAACTCACAAGCATTTATGATGAATACTAGAGCAGCAATGTTAACCTGTGATAACAAACTTACGACTGCATTACTGTTTGAAAAATATGGTATACCTACACCTAGAACAGCTTATGTTTCAAACGAGAACAATATTAAGACAGCGTTAGATATGATTGGTGGGAAATTTCCAATCATTTTAAAAACATTGACAGGAACTCAAGGTGTTGGTGTTATTAAGATTGAGAGTTATGAAGGTTTGGTAGCTACTTTACAAGCGATGTGGAAACTAGAAGCTGAAGTATTAATACAAGAATATATGCCTAGCGATTTTGATGTAAGAACTTTCTGTGTTGATAATAAAATATTTGCTAGTACAAAAAGAAGTCACAGCAGTTATGACTTTAGATCAAATACACATAGAGGTGCAGAGGCAGAACCTTACATATTAAGTAAAGAAGAAAAAGAATTAGTTTTAAAAGCATCTAGAGCATCTAAAGCATATATGGTTGGTGTTGACCATATCATATATAAAGGTAAACCTTACTTACTAGAAATCAATGGTAGTCCAGGATCAGGTGCTGATTACGAGGGTTATCAACACAAAGATTACTATTCAGATTCAGAACCAGCTGGTAGAATAGATGGTGAAAAAATGATGTCCAATGTTATAGATTGGGTACAAGATAGAGCACATTGGGATAGACAATCACTTGTAGAATGTGGTTGGTTAGAAACAATTGACCTAGATGAAGTTGGTAAAGTAAGATGTAAATTTGATACTGGTAATGGTTCTAAAGCTTGTGCATTACACGCAGACGAAATAATATCTGATGGTAAAATAGTTAAATGGAAATATGATGGTAAAACTTTTACTAAACCTAGACACGGTAAGAGTGAAGTCTTTAGATCAAATGCTACAGATGAACCATCAGAAATTAGACCTACAATATTAATGGATATTACATTTAATGGATTTACATATAAAGATGTAGAAGTAGGTTTAGACCAAAGACCTAGATCAGGTTCTGATCTATTAGTCAATAGAGATTTAATGAGATTAATGAATTTGAGTGTCAATCCTAATAGAACTTTCGTATTAAGTAGAAGATTGAGACCAATTGATAAAAAAGGAAAGCCAGATAAAGTAGGGTTTGATAAGAAGTAGTATTGACAAACCTACTATATTATGGTATAATGAAACACAAATAGGAGATATTATGTCAGAAGTGAAAATATTAAGATTGGTTACAGGCGAAGATGTCATAGCCAAGATAGGTGAAAACGATCAAGGTGTAAGTTTAAACAAACCATTTGTTATCATACCTCAACAATTAGGCCCAGGAAAACCTGTACAGTTGATGATGTCACTTTACTCACCATATGGTAAAGGCGATTCAGTTACAGTATCTAAAGATAAAATTATTTTTTCAATAGAGCCAAAAGAAGAAATACTAAAATCTTATACTCAAAATACTAGTCGTATTTTACAACCAAATAGTAGTTTAATAACAGAAACAAAGTTACCAAAATTAGATAGTTAGTGATTACAGTAAACTTTATACGGACAAATAACGAAAAAGTCCAAGTAAAGGTGCCAATTGGTTGGACTGTAATGGAGGCAGCTAAAGAGGCAAACTTGGCAGAGATACCAGGCGACTGTGGTGGTTGTTGTGCTTGTGCAACTTGTCACGTCTATGTAAACAATGCATGGATTGACAAACTTGGTGTAATAGATTATAATAAACCTGAACAAGAATTATTAGAGTATGAGAAAGGTTATAAAAAAGGTATTAGTAGATTAGGTTGTCAAATCCAATTAACTAAAGAACTTGATAATATAACTTTTCATTTGAAAGATGATGAACTTTTATAAAAATGTAATTGAACATAGAGGTAAACTTTTGGTTCGTGGTATACACGAAGGTAAAGAGTTTAAAGAGAAGATTGATTATAGTCCTACGTTATACGCTATGACGCAGGAACAAACTAACCATAAAACTCTTAATGGTCAGTATTTAAAACCTATTACATTTAAATCTATTTCAAAGGCAAGAGAGTTTAAAAAGAATTACAATTTAGATAATGCACCAATCTTTGGTATGGATAGATACCAATATCAATATATTTCTGATAGTTATCCTAATGATATGCAATTTTCTAAAGACCATATCAAAATATTCACACTTGATATAGAGTGTGGTGCAGAAAATGGTTTTCCAGATGTAGAAAATCCTGTTGAAGAATTACTAGCAATCACAGTAAAAAATCAATCCAACAAACAAATTATAACTTGGGGTACAGGTGAATTTAAAACAGATAGAACAGATGTAACTTATGTAAGATGTAAGTCAGAAAAACATCTTATTATGGAGTTTATGAAGTTTTGGATGAAGAACTATCCAGATGTAATTACAGGTTGGAATACAAAATTTTTTGATTTACCTTATTTACTTAATCGTATTATATCATTAACAGATGAAAAAGTTATTAAAAGATTTTCACCTTGGAATTTAGTTGAAAGAGAACAGATAGTAGTAAGAGGTAGACCACAAACACATTACAATATATTTGGTATTGTGATGTTAGATTATTTAGATTTGTATAAAAAATTTATACCAGCAAGACAAGAAAGTTATAAGCTTGATTATATAGGTAAAGTAGAACTTGGTAAAGGTAAAGACGAAATGCCATACGATACCTTTAGAGAGTGGTATACAAAAGACTTTCAATCATTTGTAGATTATAACATACAAGACGTTGAAATTGTTGATGGCCTAGAAGATAAACTTAAACTTATTGAGTTAGTATTGACTATGGCGTATGAGGCAAAAGTAAATTACAATGATGTATTTTCCCAGGTTAGAATGTGGGATATGTTAATATATAATTTTTTGAGAAAAGAAAATATAGTAGTACCACCAAAGGAAGATAATGTTAAGGAAACAAAGTATGATGGTGCTTATGTAAAAGAACCATTAACAGGTATGCATAACTGGATTGTTTCTTTTGATATTAACTCACTATATCCACATTTAATTATGCAGTATAATATCTCACCAGAAAAAATTATTGGTATGAAATCAAATGGTATATCAGTAAATAAAATGTTAAAACAATCTACACCATTATCACATTTAAAAACAGAAGGCGCTTGTATTACACCAAATGGTGCTATGTTTAAAACAGATGGACCAGGTTTTTTACCTAGACTATTAGAAAAAATGTATAATGAAAGAGTTAAATACAAAAATTTAAATTATCAAGCAAAACAAGAATATAATAAAACAAAAGACAAAGAACTCATAAAAAAGATAGCAACATATCACAATATACAATGGGCAAAGAAAATATCATTGAACTCAGCTTATGGCGCAATAGGTAATCAATATTTCAGATATTATGATGTAAGACAAGCAACAGCAATTACTACTTCTGGTCAATTCGTAATTAGATTTATTGAAAATAAAGTAAACGAGTATGTAAATCAGATTATGAAAACACACGATCAAGTTGATTATATTGTTGCTTCAGATACAGATTCAATCTATCTTTGTTTAGATAAACTTGTTGAAAAAACTTGTCAAGGTAAATCAAAAGAACAAATATTAAGATTTGTAAATAAAGTTGTTGATACTAGAATACAACCTTTCTTAAATAAATGTTTTGAAGAACTTGCTGATTATACAAATGCCATTGGTAATAAAATGGTTATGAAACGAGAAGTGATTGCTGACAAAGGTATATGGACTGCTAAAAAAAGATATATGTTAAATGTATTAGATGAAGAAGGCATTACATATGAAGAACCTAAACTAAAGATTATGGGTATTGAAGCTGTTAAATCATCTACACCTGAAGTTTGTAGAGGTAAAATTAAAGAAGCAATCAATATCATTATGAAAAAAGACGAGAATACTTTGATTGATTTTGTTTCTAAATTTAAAGAAGAATTTTTTAATATGAATGCTGAACTAATATCTTTTCCTAGGTCTTGTAATAACTTGGCCAAATACAGCCATGCTAGTAGTGTGTTTATCAAAGGAACTCCAATGCACGTAAAAGGTGCTTTGATTTATAATCATCAAATAAAACAGTTTAAATTAACCAATAAATATCCTTTGATACAAGAAGGTGATAAGATTAAGTTTATAAAATTACTAGAACCTAATCCATTTAAGTTTGATGTAATAAGTTATATAACTAAATTACCTAGTGAGTTTAAATTGAAAGACTATATTGATTACAATATACAATTTCAAAAAACATTTTTAGACCCATTAAGTTTTATATTAAACTCAATAGGCTGGAGTTATGAAAAGAAAGCATCATTAGAAAGTTTTTTTGAATGAAAAAGATAATAGAATGGTACAACTGGATAAAATTTAATTGGCTAAAAAAAGCTAAATTAGTAAATATTGATTACGTTGATGTAAGTAAAGACCCTGTTAGACCTAATTTAGATTTAAAATTTAGAACTAGTTATGGTAGAAAAATTTATGGTCTAAAATATGAAAATGAAATAGTAGGTGTTATATGTGTTGCTTATACAAATGACATACCAACAACTGAAAAAGAATTAGATTTGATGAGTAAAGTAAGTCATTATGAAAAAAACTCAAATACAGCAATAGCATATACAGTATGGTCACATAAAAAAGGTGCTGGTAAAAAAATTATGGAAGAGGCCAAAAAGTTTTTAAAAGGTAAAGCAGATAGAATAGTTACGTTATCACCACTTACGCCAATGGCCACACATTATCATATTAGAAATGGTGCAAAATTAATTAATTTAAATCCAACAACACAAAATTTTGAATACAAACTATGAACAATTTATTGATTTTATTAGTCACAATACATTGGAGTATAGCACTTGGTATGTATTTTGCTGCTACTACAAGATTGACAATAACACAATTTTTAATGTTGGTGTTGTTATTTAGATATATGAT